AATGGACCCTTCTTCAAACCAGAAGTAATTAATCATTTTTGCACCATGGTAATAACTGGATGCAATCTGACGTTTCTTTAATATAACAGCGTGTTTAGATGAATGTCTTCCAATTTCTTCATACAATGCCATGTGATATTGAGCATCTCTGACTTTGGCAAATCCAAATCGTGCTTCTTCTTTATCGTAGATAGGTAGGAAGTTTAACCACATGTAGTATTCTCTGGCTAAGTACCAGGTTTTGCTACCATTTTTATAGATAACACCATTTCTACATTTTAACTTTTGATCATCCCAATACGCTATATAATCTTTTGAACGCATTGGAGCAAAGCAGTAGACTTTATTATTTTTATTAAATAGTACTGCTTGTTCATTAAATTTCTGAGAACATTCATCAAACTCATATTTACCTGGTTCTTTAAATGCAGACCACATAAATTTTACAAATTCTTCTCTTGTTTCAAATTGTGTCATTGACCATGAGTCACTTACATAATTATATGTTGGTACACTTATATACATTTGAAAGTATTAAGAATTTTTAAGAGTTCTGTAATGTCTGAATGTTTATAAATGTTGTGTTCATGTAAAGTACCATTCCAATATGCAGCATGATCTTCTCTATGAAAAGCATTCCAAAAACCAGTATGATGGTTATAATGAAACATCCAATTATATAATGCGTTATCTTTCATAATATTATTGATCATATGCTATTTGACTTCCTCCTCTCGCAGAACCTTTCTGTTCTTCCATGAGGTCTTTGTAAGCACCTTTAAACGATATTCTAATCTGCTCAAACTTTGCTGCAGCATTAACCATAGAATTAATATTGCCATCCCTACCATGTTCGATTGGAGTAGTCTCCATATACCTTCCGAGACGATCCAACATACTTTTGATACCCATGTACGCGCGAAACGTAGGGGTTTCATACAATTTGCTACAAAGTTTGAGAGCCTCAATAATAATATCATCTTCAGTACTAAAATTGACATTAAGCTGCGAAAGTATAAGTTCTTCTTTTTCATGTTCTTGCGTATCAAAATATGGATTAAGATCTGGATTTGGGCAGGTCATGTAAAACAAATACGCATAAATATTATTGTAATCTTCAGGATATGAGTCCATTATCATTTTTAAATCTCGCAACGTATAACAGTGTTCTGATGGCACAACTTGTCCATTTTGTATATCAAATAATTTTATCATTATTTTTTCTTTATTTTATCTTTGTTGTTTTCATACCAGTTTAAGATATCAATTACTTCTTGTTTAAGATATGGAAGCTCGTAAACTTCTATATCACGAATAATTGGATCACCTTCAACAGATGTTTTTAAAATTGGATAACCGTATTCATCTTTTGCATCTTCCTCTTCAAAAGTAATATGATGTATAATCAACTTACCCGGTTTTAAATTAGGATTATGCTTCAGTATAATATACATATAAATACTGAGTTGTAGATTATAATGGTTTAAATTACAGTCATCTAAGTGAGAAACTGGACCAAGCATTTTCTTCGAAATACCTTCCCAGTTTACAAAAGAAGTTTTATCAATTTTCTTATTTGTCTTATAATCAGTTATATGCACTGTATTATCTGCAACCTCAACAAGATCCGACTGACCACATATACCTTTTGATTTTAGATACACCATGTGTTCAGGAAAAATACCATTAATTAAATTCTGCAATGGTGCCAGTTTTTTACCTAATCCATCAAGCAATGGTTTTATAACAGGTAGTTCTACATTATGTCTAACCATTGTGTCACAACCTACAATATCTTGTTCGCGTTGATCGTGATACCAGTTACCTAATGCACATGCTCTATCTGACTCACGTTTCCATGCTTTCTGAATTTCTTCAGGTGTCATTCCTTTCCACTTATTATCCTTCTTTGTGTTCTTAGAACACTTTAGTGCAATTCCCTCAGAATCAAATGGTTGTTTTAAACTACCAAGTAAAGTTGTTACTGATATCCATTTAGTTTTATCTTCTGGATCTATTGACACATAAGAATGTGTTGCTGCTTCAAATAGTATTGCCATGATTATTCTTTGATTTGTTTTAAAAGTGCTTGTTCTTCTGCTTCAGTAAGTTCTGCTTTCCAAAATCCTTTTGGGCATTCAGATGCAAGAGATCTTGTTTTAAATGCTAATGAACAACCACATTCAGAACAACAAGGTTGTGTTCCGGGTACTGCGCATGAACCGCCAACCTTATCAATAAACTCACAATTATTACATATTTCATTTCTAAAAAATGCAATATTTTCTACGTGTGCTGTCTTGAACATATTGTTCTTGATACCTTCCATAATCAACCCACGATTTTTCCATATTCTAATTGGATTTGCCATCTTTAAATTCTTCTTTTTTAAGTTTGACTTCTTGTTTTCTGTTCTGTTCTGATTTCATCAACTCTAATAATTCCAGATAACCTGCAATGTCCTGTCGTTTTTGAATTATCAACTCATATGTTTGTACTGAAATATCAATGTCTGTTTCAATTTTTTGTACAAATAATATGTTCTTTTTAATTTTTTCTTCTAACGCTTTTCTTTTTATTACAAATGTTCCCAGATTGGGAACAACAACAGAGTGATGTTTAGCAGCAGATAATTTTTTTTGCACGGTTTTATAATAGAAAGACACAATTTCATCAATTGTTTGAACAGGTAGATCTAAATCTTTTGCTGTTTTTTCTACTATTGTTTTACGCTTTATTGGATTCAACTGCTAAGTAATTATAGTCTAACAATATGTTACCTTTTGAATGCACGTCAATATCAGGATTTAAGCTAATAACTTTTCTACCAGTTTTAGATTTAACCACAATATTTCTTTTTTCTAATTTTACAATTCTGTTACGTACGTTTTGTGACCGTACAGATAAGTCTTCTGGAGCTGTATCAGGATACAATTGTTTTGCAGCATTCATGCAAAACCCTACCAGTTCTAAGGGTCCCCACATAACAAGTAATATAAGTATGTCTAAGTCAGAAGGAATAAGATTTTCTTTTTTAAAGAATACTATTTCTGTTATCAGTTGATACTTTATTACATCCGGAGTAGTGACTCTTAGTTTTTTAGTTACTTTTTTTACTTCCATTTCTTCTTCTAATGTTTGTTATTTCATACATGTTGTATGATTTTGTACAGAATACTGTACATTTTGTGGAGGTGAGGGGAGTCGAACCCCTGTCCAAACCATGATCAATAATACAATTTATACAGCTTATAGGTAATCAACTCAGTTGACGACTCCACCACTCTGTTTAATCTAACAGAGAAATCTTGGGTAATTTAGGCTGCTACAGCAACTTCTTCTCTCAATAGAGAGAATACTTTGTTCATGTTAGCTTCTACTTGTGCGTTGTCTCCTTGAGATACTACACTTAAATTTGCATTGCCATTTAATTAAATTCACCTTAGTTTACAGTTATCTCTCTGGCTGATTGTACTACTTACTAATGACCTGTCAAAACCAGTCACCCCCAGTATTAATTTCTATCTAAACTTGTATTTTTACAAAATCTAATTTCTTTATTGCTCAATGTCCAAATTTCACCATTGTCCATTGCACATGTAAATAACAAATTGTGTTCTTGTGAATAATCAATTACAAGAAACGCATAACCTTCCATTTTGTCAGACACCCTTACAATTGGTATCATTGGATTTAATTGTAGCATGTTTTATAATTTATGTTTCGTAGTCTGAATGTGAGGATAAACCTCACACGATTACTACAAAAGATCAGTTGCAGGGATAGGATTCGAACCTACGTGGTTTGGCTTATGAGACCAAGCTGGGACCAACTCCAGTCTACCCTGCGATGTGTGTAGTTTTTGGAATACCCCCAGAACTACTAACTGTGCTAACCTACGATTTAGAGGACCTCCACGCCAATATCATTATGTTTGACATTATGATCTGTAATTCCTGTCTTCGATCCTGTGCGCACCAGGCTGCTTACTTAGAATACTCGTAGTCGAGTATTTGACCTACTAAATCAGATCTGTGATTTTCTTTAAGTTTGATCCACTTAATTCCACTAATCTTCTTTGATAACTCAATAGCATAAGCTAATCCTGTAAGAGATTCTCTTGTGTCCTGTTGTTCATTGTCACCATTGATTATAATCTTACCTGTTTTACCAAGTCTTGTAAGAATAGCAAGCATCTCAGGTTTAGTAAGATTTTGTGCTTCCTCAACAATTAAAACATCGTCAATAGTTTTACCTCTAATAAACTGTACTGGAAGAGCATCTATTCTACCTTCTTTAACAAACATGTCAATCTTTATAGGATCCATGCATTTGTAAAGATTTTCAATAAGCGCTTCCATGTAAGGATTAAACTTATCTTCTAAACTTCCTGGTAAAAATCCTAACGATCTTCCTACTTCGATTGCAGAACGTGTTACTAAAATCTTTTCACATTGCTTTTTATTCAAAAAATCAATAGCAGTTTGTGCACCAACTAATGACTTTCCAGAACCAGCTCTACCAGTAACTATAACAATCTGATTATCAATAATTAACTGTTTGGCTTGTTTTTGTTCTTCATTAAGAGTGACATTATATTTAATCTCATTCTTTCTTGCTCTATTTGGTTCTTTCATTTTTGTTGTTTTTGACTGTATACACCTGTACCTTAACACCGCCTACGTCTATTGACAGGATTCAGAACTACCGGGCACACCCCAACAGCGACAGGATTTCACTTGTATTATGCAGCCGGATTATTACCAGATGATTGCAATGTCTCCTTCGCTAATCATCATATAAAGGACCTTGTTAATCTCAACAAGTTCTGCTTGTTGTAATCCAAAAGTTGGCACATATACCTTGTCTCCTGCAACTACTTCTTCAACATCTTCACCAATAGCAAACACTTCAAGTGCTGTCCATTGTTTCATTGCTGCTGCGTCTAACGCTGCTTCTGTTTCTGCAGTAAGTTGAATTGAACTTTCTTTCTTTACCGGTTTGATAAGTAGAATTCTTCTACCACGTAATTTTTTAAATAATGCCATTTTTTTGTTTTTAGTCGTTTTTTAATTTTTTAACTTTAGGATCTTCCTCTGCTGGTTCTGGTGCTTGGATTGGTTGTGGGTTATTAACTAAAATTTTGTCACCAACCTTTAATCCATTTTCTACTAACTCTGGATTTGCATCTAAATCTTCTTGAGTTACAACATGCTCAACTTCATTTTTATTCTGAGAAGCTGGATCTTGCATTTGTGCCATCAATATCGTAGCTTGAACTCGCTGTGCTTCATTCTTAGCAATCTCTGCTTGCAATGCTGACAAGTCGCGTCTCAATGTTGCAACTTCAATTTGCTCTTTGTACCATGCAATGATATGGTCTTTTGATGGTTGTTCTTGTGTGTTTTTTTCTGTACTCATTTTTGTTAAGTTATTAATTACATGACAAATATATAAAGAAAAGTTTAACTTTTACAAATTTATTTTATATTTGTAGAAATTTAAAACAAATATAACAATGGTAACAGTACTTAAATTTAGCGCGCAATGGTGTGGACCATGCAGAATGATGACAAAATTATTTGAAGATGTAGAAGGCATCACTAATATTGATGTAGATAAAGATAAAGAAACTGCAGTACAATATAGAGTTAGAAGTATTCCAACATTTGTCTTTTTAAAAGACGACAAAGAAGTATTTAGAAGATCAGGTACAATGACTTTAGAAGAATATAAAACCATTCTTATTGAAATCAATGATTCAAAAGAACTAAACAATATAGAAGTTATTGAACCAAAGTTTGAAACAGGTGAAGAGTAATATACAATTATTTGGAACAGGATTATTACAAGTATTTTTTGTTGCAATTAATACTGTATTTCTGAGTAAATCACTATATTTAGGTGTAGGGATTGCTGCATTTATGATTAGTATGGTATGGTCCTACAATGTAAAAAAAGTAGTGTTTGGCACAATAACAGATAGAGTTGCTTATGCAGCTGGTGCAAGTGCAGGGAGCATACTTGGATTACTAACCAGTGAATACTTATCAACTTTAATTAAAAACATATGGGCATAGTAGTAAGATGTAGGTACGATTACGGACAAATTGTGTATGTCAAAACAGACATTGCACAGGATCCACGACAGATTATTGGAGTACAAGGAACAGCTGACGGTGGTATGCTTATAAAGTTAAGCACAGATGGAAATGCAAGTTGGCATTATGAATGTGAAATAAGTGATGAGAAAGATGTCTTACTTGCAATAGACAATGCATAATATCGCATATCGCGATTCGCGATTTGAAAACCCTGGCGTAACTGCTGGGGTTTTTTGTTGTGCGTTTGTTAGTTTTTGCTGCTGTGTGTTTATTAGCAGTTGCTGTTGACGGTGATCATCACCGGTATAATAAAATTTGGTAAATATTTTTGGCAACTGGTAATCGAAATATACTGTGCGTGAGAAAGGTAGTACCCCCTACGAAACAACTCCCCCGCGAACCGCCAACTACCCTCCACCCCCCTTTGAATTCAGATAAAATTGTGTGTCTTATGAAAACTATCTATTTCATTTCAGGATACTCTATTGTTGCTAAGTCATGGAGAGAAGCGTTCGCTTACTTCCGTGACTTCTGCAAGGAGGAGTAAAGTTCAACTACGTTGAACACCTGCAGCCAAAAACTCATGGTCTCTTTCACGAGGGACCATGATTTCTATATATATAGGCACATATTAACTTGTATTATTAACTCTCTAAATATATCGTTATGAAACTCAGAGAAAGCTTAGCGTTTTGGATGTTCGCTACATCTATGTCGTCATGGTGTATTACCATGGCTATCACACCAGTCGGTGGCTGGTGTAAATCTAATCCTCATAGTCAGGATTATATGACTGCATTCGCAGTCACAGGTGCAATGGTATTTGCATCTATTATCTTCCTAATGTATAACGCTAAATGTATACAAGATGGAAAATAATCTATTACACGGTGCACCTCTGTATTATCCAAGTGCAAAAGAATGGATGTGGAACTACTGCATCTATTTAGGTCCTTATACTGATAGTAAAGGTAACAACTATGATCTTGGTATCTATATCAATCATGATAGCTTCCTTGAATATAGTAATGCTACAGTGTATGGTGATGAACCTGGTAATTATATATCAGGCTTATTGTATCCAATGCTTGACTTCAATAATGAAGTATCAATTGAAGTAATACGTAGAGCACGATTGTTAAACTTAATGCCTGAAAACTAATGGAAAAGTTAATGAAACTATTGAATGAAGATCTTGAAAGAGTTACTTCAGAAATGGAAATCTATAAAGAAGATATTCTATATAAAGGTAACTATGCAAAGTATAATCAATACTTAGGTCAAAAAGAACTTATAGAAAATCTGATCTATGCATTACCAACTCTAATACTTGAAGAGAAACAACCTGTAAAGAAACAGGAGACATCAGGTATTATGCAGAACTTCATCGAAGACGCTCTTAATGAGATGGAGAATGAATACTACATGGACCAAGATGATTATCCTGGTCTATAAACTAATTGGGTGGTGGAGCTATTTTCCATCACCCATAATAATCACTTAATTAATTTAAAAAAACTCTTGTATGAGTATAACTACCAAACATTATGGAACATTTAGGTAAAGATGTTAAGAGAACCAACTTGAGTGAATTGGAAGTATTGCCAACTCTTGTTGATGGTAAAGTAGTCGTTATCAATAGCGACAAAACTTACACAATGTATAAACCATTCAGTCCTGGTGACATAGAAGATGGTTTCGATCCTATTGAGTACGATCTCTGTCAAGCAGATTTCTATACTACTCATCACGTATATGAATTACGTTGGGATCGCAGTGCTGGTAAACATGTGAAAACTTGGATTAAGTCTGAGAAACATCATCAGTATACTACGCATAGAATTGGTTATTCATCCTCTGAAAATAAACGTATTGCAAAAGCAAGACGTCAAGAGAGGCTGATTAACGAGTTGTATCATAAGCATCTCGTTGACCAACATGAAGCTGAACAATCCAGTAGAAAGATAAAACCTGGCGACAAGATACACATCAAGTCTCGCCAAGGTATCTACGAGGTTGTAAGCTGTGATTATTATACAATCACAATCACCTGCAAAAGATGGTCAGTTGATGGTAGTGCACCAACTAAAATCATAAGCAGGTCAGACTTTAAATGTCTTGCTGGTGGATTGCATAACTGGTGGCGATAATCTCGTCACAAAAGCTATCTTCCACCACCCTTACAATATAGGAGTGAGTCGCTGCCTGCAATGTGCGACATTTATTAATCTCATAAAAAATCTATAAAGATCATGAGAAACGTTCAAATCACGCCTTCTAAGGAAGGTCAATTAATCACTGTGTACAAAAACAATAGTGATTACGGTTACATTACATTAAGTTCAACTGAGTTATCTACTGACTCACGTGGCTGGATTCGTGAATCCAAACGCAGCACGTTAATGCGTGCTACTGTTGATTTATTGCAAAAATATATTGCAATGAATAAATCTCTTACCGTTACTGGTAAGATATACGTTGAGGAGTTCCTTGAGTCTGAAGTACCAGACTCGTTCAAAGAGCGCTTCAACAAGAATGTTGATTACGAAACGCAGATCAGACCGTACGTTAAACGTGCTGGTAAAGATGGTGTTGAATTAACATTAGGCGGTGAGAGAATACTTCGCTTCACTTCGTATGATCCATCCGGATCTATCGAGGATAGCAAAGTTGCTCACGATAATACTGATGCTGTTAAAGCATCTAAAGGTTTAGCAACTGCTGCTGCTGAATTTGATGGCGATAAATAGTCATCAATAATAAGAGGGTGTGTAACAGCACCCTCTTTTAATAAATAACTTAATTAATAAAACTTTATAAATAAATATCATTATGAAAAATTCAATTGTTACAATCGCTTTGTCTTCTAAGTTTACTGCTGAACAAATGGAAGGCGTATTAGAAATCATTGGTGCAACTCCTAATCCTGAAGTTGCTGTTGAAATATTATTAGGCATCTACGAGGCGCCTAAGTTACCTGTTAGTCCTGTTAATGTCAAAAGCTTTGATAGTAACAAACGTAACATTGTATTATCTGGTTACGACAAGTTCAATGAGTTGGTGTCTTATAAATATTACACCATGAAGACTCAAGCTGGATGGATTGAAAATGGTGTCACTGTTGATCCTGCTAATATAGCAAGTAACAACCGTTGGTCAGAAGATGCTGCACGTTCTCTAAAGATTGATGAGAAAGTATTCAAGGATACTTACACTCATCACGTGTTCGACATTGAACTTGAGAAAGATTCTGAAGGGAATCCTAAATTGTACAGCGGTCAATGTGAGCTGTACATGTGGTTGGATGGAGAAAGAAAGAGAAGATAATAACTACCCAGTTGAGGAACTGTTGCTCTGTAATGGAGCAGCAGTTTTTTCTCAACGGTTAGTAATTCATTCCTCAACCTTTCTGTATCCTGTGAGGAAAGATGCAACCACTCGGTCAGTTAGTTTTTTCTCAACGACAACTCAGTTTTTTCTCAGAGGTTGTAGTATG